AATTATCTTTTGTTAAACATTCTCATAATCCGTTTCCTAATACTTTTCAATTTATATATCAAAATATACTGGGAGATTTAATTTCTCAAAATTTTTATCTTGAACCAGAAGACGAAGGAACTATGTTATTTTTTCCATCAAAATTAAATCATTGTGTTTATCCATTTTATTTATCTAATAAATATCGAATTAGTATCTCCGGTAACATTTTTTTTAATCCTTTAGAATGTTATGATTAATTTTAAAAAAAATAAATATACAGTTATTAAACAAGCCGTCTCAAAAGATTTAGCGATCTTTCTCTGTAATTATTTTTTAATGAAAAAACAAGTTTATGATACTTGCAAACAATCAAGATACATATCTCCCTTTGAAAAAATACTAGGTCACTACGAAGGAGAGGACGAACAAATTCCACATACCTATTCTCAATATGGTAATGTAGCGATGGAAACTTTAATGCTTAAAGTGCAGCCTATTATGGAAAAAACTACTGGATTAAAATTATATCCTTCATATACTTATGCAAGAATTTATAAAAAAGGAGACATTCTTAAAAGACATAAAGATAGATTTAGTTGTGAAATATCTACTACTATGAATCTTGGTGGTGATGATTGGCCTATTTATTTAGATCCTACTGGACAATCAAATGTTAAACCAGGTGTTGGTGAGCATGATGTTGAGGAGTCTAAAAGACTTATAAAAAATCCCAACAAAGGTGTTAGAGTAGATTTAAAACCAGGAGATATGTTGGTTTATTCTGGTTGTGAGCTGGAGCATTGGAGAAATAAATTCAAAGGTAATCAGTGTGTTCAAGTTTTTCTGCATTATAACAATCGTAAGACCCTAGGAGCCAAAGAGAATATCTTTGATAGACGACCTCATTTAGGACTTCCGTCTTGGTTTAAAGCCAAAAAGCAGAGTTGATTATCTTGAAATTATAGTATACTTGTTAGATAAACGGATTTTTGTATGCTACAAAAGATAGGATTTTTACCAGGATTCAATAAACAAGTCACCCCAACCGGAGGAGAATTCCAATGGCAAGGAGGGGAAAATGTAAGATTTCGTTATGGAACTCCTGAAAAAATAGGAGGCTGGGAACAGCTTGGAGATGATACTTTAATAGGAGCGGCGAGAGCTCAACATCACGTCGTGAATAATGCGGGTACCAAGTACGCCATTATAGGAACTAATAGAATTTTATACGCCTATAGTGGAGGGGCTTTCTATGATATTCATCCCATTAAATCTACAACAACTGAAACCAATGCTTTTACTACAACCAATGGATCGCCGACTGTTACTATTACGACTTCAACTAGTTTAGGCTTAAGTGCGGGTGACATTGTTTTATTCGATAATTTTACAACTATTACTGGATCGAATTATGATGCTGATGATTTTGACGATAAAAAATTTATGGTGCAAACAGTACCCACTTCTACAACCTTTACGATTACCATGGATGCTAATGAAGGAGGATCGGGAGCAACCACTTCTGGTGGAATTCGAATTCAAGTTTATTATCCTGTTGGACCGGTGCAACAAGCTGCAGGTCATGGATGGGGTACAGGACAATATTCAGGAACATCAACGCCCGCGGTTACATCAACTTTAGATGGAGCGATTAATGATGCAGTAACTTCAATTACATTGGCTGACTCTTCACAATTTCCAACCGATGTCGATGGATCAAGTCCAGGTTATATTTTAATTGGAACTGAAGAAATTAGTTACACGTCTAATAACACGACAACAAATGTTTTAAGTGGAGGGGCCCGAGAAGTACGAGGAACTACAGCCGCTTCTCACTCAGATGGTGCAACGGTAACCAATACAACAAGTTATTTTGGATGGGGCAGCGCGTCAGGTGCTGACTTTACCATTGATCCGGGGCTCTGGGTTATTGATAGTTTTGGCCAGACGGTTATTGCTATGATTTATAATGGTAAATGTTTCGAATGGGATTCTTCGTTAACCGGGGCTACTGCAACACGCGCCACGGCTATTAGTGGAACTCAGGTTCCAACTAAATCCAGAGATGTAATTGTATCCACACCGGATAGACACTTAGTATTCCTAGGTACGGAAACCACGCTTCAAGATACAACCACTCAAGATCCTATGTTTATTAGATGGTCAACTCAAGAATCGTTAACCGAGTATACGCCAAGTGCTGTCAATACCGCAGGTACACAGAGACTGACTGACGGATCACGGATCATGGGATCCCTGAGAGGACGAGACGCTCTTTATATTTGGACCGACACCGCGCTTTATCTGATGAGATATGTGGGTCAACCTTTTACTTTCTCATTTGAACAAGTAGGAACGAACTGTGGATTAATTGGTAAGAACGCCGCGATCGAAGTGGATGGTACAGCTTATTGGATGTCTGAAAATGGTTTCTTTAGATACACCGGTAAACTAGAATCAATGCAATGCTTAGTCGAAGACTATGTTTATGATGATATTAATACACGTCCACGAGATTTAATTTTCTGTGGTTTGAACAACCTATTCGGAGAGATTATGTGGTTTTATCCAACCTCTACTTCTGAAGCCGTTAATCGAATGGTCTCTTATAATTATTTAGATTCAACTTTACAAAGACCTATTTGGGTCAGTAATGCCAACACCGATTTTGCTCGAACGACTTGGTCGGATTCTTCAGTTTTTGGAAAACCTTATGCAACCGCTTTTGCACCTGATACTGATGTGGCATCGACTATGGATACTTACGTGGTAGGAAATAATGAAGGATCAACGACCTTCTATCAACATGAAAAAGGAACGGATCAAGTTTTATCAACTGGAGCCACTACAAATGTACTCGCTAGTATTGCTTCTGGAGATTTTGATATTACACAAGATGATAAACAAGGTATTACTTTTAGAGGAGATGGAGAATATTTAATGTCTATTAGAAGATTCATTCCGGATTTCTTAGCTCAAACCGGTAATGTCAGAGTGACGTTAAACTTAAAGAACTATCCAACTGATAGTTATGTAAGTTCTTCACTAGGACCTTTTACGATTACAACTTCAACTACATTTCAAAGTTGCAGAGCGCGTGCGCGTGCTGTACAATTAAAAATAGATAATACAGGTGCATCTCAAAGTTGGAAGTTAGGAACTTTTAGATTAGATACCCAAGCGGATGGACGAAGATAATGCCTTTTCAATCAGAGAAACAAAGACGATATTTATGGGCCAACGAGCCAGAGATTGCTCGTGACTGGACTGATACCTATGGTAGTCGGGTGGAGAAACAATTAGGGGGAGGAATTATGGATGCATGGGGAAAACATGCTACTGCTACTGAAGCAATGAAATTAATGAATCAGCCTGATTATCATCAAAAAGCAGGTTATAACTTCATGCAAAATTTTCCCAACACACCTCAATGGTTAGCGGACACTTTAGCTACAGGATATCAATATGGCTCAGAAGGTTTTAAAGCTTTAAAAGGTGGAACAGATTTTAGTGATGCTATGTCTCGAGCAGCAGAAGAAGCTCGTTTAAATAAATTAGGTATAAGAGGTTTAGGATTTAATATGGGAGAATATGAAAATTTTATGAAAAATTATAATACAGCTAATGAAATTTCTCCAGCTTTACAAAAGGCTATTGATGAAGGAACAAGCTATAGTGAATTTGATAGAATTCCAAATGAAAAATATTTTGGATTAGACATCCAGCGAAATTATATACCAACGGGAAGTATGAATGATTTATATAAAACAGCATCTTTTCCTGGAAACACATCGGCTTCAAATGTACCCCAACTTTTTAATCAACAATACCTTGAAGGTTCTGACTGGCTTACAGATGCAAGAACCGCTGATGAATTATCTCAATTACCTATAGACGCTTTACCAAACAAACGACAAAAACTTACCGATTTTTTATCACGATTTATTCCAGGAGTCGGCGTTGCTAAAATGTTAAGACCCGATGCTAATGAAGCTTATGGAAATGTTGCACAGTTATATCCTGAAGAAGTATGGGGAATGCAACAGTTTGGATCAGGAGAAGATTTAAGAACTGATCCCTGGGGTAAAAATATTGTAAGCTTTGCCGGAGACTATGAGCAAGGAAAAAAAGACTGGTGGGAGAAAAATAAGTTTAGGGAGTATAAAACAAAACGAATGAAACAAAAAAAAGAATGGCATAGACAAGCAGTAGAAAAAATAAAACAAGAAGAAAAAGCTAGAGAAGCAGCTAAAAGAGCACAAGTCAAAGCAATGTCACACCAAAACAGAATTCAAAATACAGGTGGCTGGCAATCCGGTATGGCTAGAGACCCAGGATTTATGAGTGGTAGCGGAACATCTGCCGAGATGGGTTCATTCAATAGAGGAGGCTTAGCAGGTTTATGGCGAGAATAGTACAAACATTAACAAGAGCCAGCAGAGAATATGACTCAGATGTATCACAGTCTCAGGTTAGAGATTTAGATGCGGTCATCAATAAACTTAACTCTACCTATCAACAAGATTTAAAAGATGAGGTTAATGCTCAAGGCTGGTTTTTAGAATAATGGCAAATTCATTTATAAATAAAAAAGCAGATTTAACGACTACAGATAATACGACGCTGTATACAGTACCCACAGCGACGGCTGCTATTGTGAAAAGTTTATTAGCCTGTAATGATGCAGGCTCAGCTTGTACTTTGACGGTTACCCTTACTGATACTTCTTCCAATGTATTTAAATTATTTAATCTTATATCTGTTGATTCAAACTCAACAACCGAATTATTAAATAAACCTCTTATTGTTCAGGAAAGTGAAGTCTTGAAAATACAGGCGGGTGATGCTAATGAGCTCCATGTAATTGCCTCAATCATGGAAGTTAAACCAAGAGAGGTAACAACATAATGCATATGCTAGGAAAGGATGGAATGATGAGTTCAGAAAAAATGAATGGTGCTAACCCACCACAAACGGTTAAAGTAGGAGATAAAGAACTTCCCGTTATAACGGCTAAATCTAAGACTACTATAAAAAACAAGAAAACGGGGGTTATTTACAAGGACGAAGCTGAGTGGAAAGCATTGGGGATTGCTCCTCAAGATATCCAAATAGATGTTAAGATTCAAGTTCCAACGCTTGATTTATTAGCAAAAACAAAGTAATAGTTAAAGTTCAGGTGAAATTCCTGCCTTTATTACAATTACACAGATATTATTATGGCTTTATTTGAAGAACAAATTACAGAAAAACTAGAATCCGGAGCTCCTCCTATAACCTACGAAGGGAATGAGGGGAAAGAACAGCAGATTGCCAGAGAACTTTGGGATCAATTACCTCCTGAAGCTCAACAACAATCTGGAAGTTTTCAACAGTTCTTTTCAAGTGGAGCATGGAAAGAAGTTATAGCTCAA